AGGAACAGCTGCTACAGATGGAAACCCTGAACTAACAAATTTAGAAACAGCATTTAGACCTTTTATAAATATTAAGTATTTAATTGACAGGATATTTGAAGACGTGCCTTTTACTTTTGAAAGTACTTTTTTTAACACAGACGACTTTAAAAAGTTGTATATGGATTTTAATTGGGGTTCAGGAAATGCTCCTGTAGTATTTAATTCAAGTGGTGAATTGACAAATGTTTTAAATTTTAGTATTGCTGCAACTTTTACGACTTTGCCTTTTGATGAAATGGCTACTGTTGGGGGTAATGATTTAGACGCAAACTTTGGTTATTCAGCAGGAGTTTTTACAGCTCAGGAAGACGGACAAGTTTATACTTTTGATTATGATATGGAATTTAAGCGTAGCATAGTACCTGAAACTTTAGAAGTTGAATGGCTTGTTAATGGGGTTTCAGTGAATACTGCAACTACTACAAATCTTTCTTTTAATTATACAGGAAATTTTACTACACCACCATTAACAACAGGTAATACTGTTTTATGTCGAGCTAAGTCTTCTTTAGGGCTTTATGACTTAGATGGCGTTTTTAATCCTTTAGGCGTAACTCCTCCACTTGTAACAATAACAACATCAGTTGCACAAACTACATCAGACACACTTTTAGGAACACTAAGAGGTGAACTAGAACAATGGAATTTCTTAAAAGGAATTCTTACAATGTTTAACTTAGTTACTTTGCCTGATGAAGACAATCCTAGCAATATAAAAATAGAAACTTATTCAGATGTATTTTTAAATAACGATAGTGCTCCTTTAGATTGGACAGACAAAATAGATGTTTCAACAATGAAGCTTAAGCCTTTAACTGATCTAAACAAAAAAACTATTTTTAAGTTTGTAGAAGATGAGGACGATTACGCTTTTAATGTTTATAAAAGTGGAACAAATCACTTATACGGAAGTAAAAAATATAATGCTTCAGAGTTTACAATATTATCAGGAGAAGATGAAATAATTGCTGAACCTTTTGCAGCTACAGTAATAAAACCTTTAATGAGTCAGTTTGCTAACTTTATAACTCCTGCTATTTATGCAAGAGGTGATGATGATACTTGGGAAGGCTTTGAAAACAGTCCTAGAATAATGTTTAACAATGGGATAAAATCTACAGGGGCTTCTTTCTATATACCTGCACAAAATGGGGGTACTTCAGATAATCAAGCAAACTTTTTACAGTTCAGTCATTTGACAAGTGTTCCAACAGTAACAACAGCAAGGGATTTTCATTTTGGCGAATGTCAGCTAATAGGGGGCGTAGGTTCACCTGTAAACAATAATTTATTTAACTTGTATTGGTTACCTTATTACTCAGAACTTTACAATCCTGACACTAGGATTATGACAATCAAAGTTAATTTAAGTCCTTCAGATATATCAGGATTTACATTTAGCTCAACTATATTTATTAAAAACAGAACATTCAGAGTGAATAAAATAAACTATAAACCAAACGACTTAGCAACAGTAGAATTTATACTTATACCATAATGAGCAAAGTAGCAACAATACCATATTTAACAGGGTTTGATGTAAAGCCTTCTTTTACTTCTAGTTTAGGAGTTGTAACCTTTACAGACGGAACAAATAGTTTACGACCTAATCAACTACAATGTGAAGCCTACGGATATACATACGACAAAGCTTCAGGAACTTGCTCAATATTTAGACACAATACAAGTTTAAACAGTAGCTTTAGTAACGAGAGAAATAAATTACAAGGAACAGGTAATACGACTGAAACAGGAACAAATAATACTTATATAATAGGTGAAAATAATACAGTAAAAGGATTTTCTAGAAATAACATAGTAGTAGGAAACAATAACGAAATAGCAAACGGAGTAAACAATGCTAACGTCTATGGTACTTTAGGAGAAGCGACAGCGGATAACTCAATTGTCTTAGGGGGTAACGTAGCAGCAGACTTGTTAGGTGAAAGACAAAGCATACAAGTACTATATGGAACGCAAACTACAAACGGAACTAATACTATAAGTTATTTAAACAATACAACAGATAAACTCTTAGCCATTCCTGAAAACGCTGTAATGTATTTTCACGCTGATGTAATAGCAGTAAGAGTAGGCGGAACAGGAACAGGATCAGTAGGGAATTATGCAAGTTGGGTTGAAAGGGGAGTTATCATAAATGAAAGCGGAACTCTTAGTATTAAAAGAGAGCGCGACGCAATAAAAAGTAACGGACCTGTTACCAATTGGCAACCAACAGCAATAGTTTCAGGAACTAACTTTGCTATGCGAGTAAGAGGAGCAACAGACGTGACAATAGAATGGTGTAGCAATATAACATTTACACAAATTAAAACAGGAGTAGCACTTTAAAAAATAAAGATATGGCAGACGAAAATATTAATATAAATGTAAAATCTAACATAGGTGATGTATCAAAAGACGCAGGTAACGCAGCTTCAGAATTTAAAATTATGGGCGTTTCTCTTAATGGAGTAAAGAGAGGGTTTGCTTCAGCAGCAGTAACAGCTAAGGGAATGTTCGGAAGTATTAAAGCAGGTCTTATTTCAACAGGAGTAGGTGCGTTTTTGGTTTTAATAGGTTCGTTACTTGCTTACTTTACTAAAACAAAGAAAGGTGCTGAAATGTTAGAAAGAGCTTTGGCAGGGTTTGGTGCAGTAGTTAGTGTTATTACTGATAGACTTTCAACTTTTGGTGAAATCATAGTTAGTGCTTTTGAAGACCCACAACAAGCAATAAAAGACTTGTGGGAAGCTATAAAGACAAACCTACTTAACAGAGTACAGGGAATGATTGACGCATTTGGTTATTTAGGGAAAGCTGTAGAATCGGCTTTAGATTTTGATTGGGATGGAATGAAGGAACACGCAGCAGGGTTTGGTGAAAGTATGGTGCAAGTAGCAACAGGAGTAGATGACTTAACAGGTAAAATGGCTGCAGGGTTTAAATCTTTAGGTGATGAAATAGAAAAGGATGTAGCCGCTGCAATGAAATTAAAAGGATTAACGCAACAGTTAAAAGATGAAGAAAGAGAATTTAACAAAGTAAGAGCACAGACAAGACAAGAAATTCAAAAGGCTAGACTTGACGCTTTAGATGAAACTAAAACAGTAGAAGAAAGACTTGCAGCGGTACAAAGGGCAAATGACTTAGAACTAAAAACTACTGAAGATGTTTTAGAGATGCAAAGGAGAAAAATTCAGATACAAAAGGAAACAATGGCTTTGTCTGAAAATATGGCTGAAGATTTAGACGAATTAGCAGCTTTAGAAGTGGGATTAATAGACTTACAAACTCAATCTTTTCAAACTCAGAAACGACTTGCTACTGAGATGGAAACTTTGACTAATGAAATAGCAGCAAACAAAAAAGCAGCAGAGAAAGAAAGAATAGAATCAGAAAAATTAGACTTAAAAGCGTTTACGGATTTTAAATTAGAAAGAATAAAAAACGAAACGGATGAAGAATTTAAAATTAGAATAGAGGCAGCGAAAAAACTAGCAAAGGAAGAAGAAGAAATTGAAAAAAAATTAGCGGCTTCAAAAAAAGCAACTTTAAAAATGGGAGCGGACGCGGCTATTAAAATAGCAGGAGAAGGTAGCGCAGTAGGAAAAGCAGTTGCAGTAGCCTCAGCTATAATGAATACTAAGGAAGCAATTACTGCAGCGTTAGGAGCAAAACCTTACGGTCCTTGGAATATAGCTCAAGCAATAGCAACAGGAGTTTTTGGTATGACGCAAGTACAAGGGATAATAAATACACCAACACCAGGCGGAGCAGGAGGAGGAGGAGGAGGAGGAGTTTCAGCACCTGCAACCCCTGCTACACCTGCACCTCAAATGATGTCAGGAGCTTTTGACTTATCAGGCGGATTAGAGCCTGAACCGACTAGAGCTTACGTTGTTACAGACGAAATGACTAACAGCCAAAACCAATTAGCCAATATTAGAAGAAGGGCTACAATCTAAATATCAAATAAAAATTAATTAAATATATTATATACTATGCCTTGCGAAGAATGTGAAAACGGAAAATATAAATGGGGAAAGACAGGTGACTGTACTTATGACTCAGTTGCTGAATGTGAAGAAGCGAATAAAGACTATTACGAAAAGACTACATCTATTGTTGAGTTAATTATTTCAGACGATAATCAAGAACTAGCTATTGACGCAATTAGTTTAGTAACTTCACCTGCAATTGAGCAAGACTTTGTTTACTTTGGAAAAGAAAAGAACAACTTAACATTTGCTAAAGTAGATGAAGAGAAAAGAATGCTAGTTAGTCCTGCTTTAATTCCTAATAAGCAAATATTTAGACACGACCCTAATACCGACTCAGATTACTATGTTTACTTCTCAAAAGAGACAGTCCGTAAAGCATCTGAACTTTATTTAAGGCATAACAATCATCATAAGGCTACATATCAACACCAAGACAGAGTAAGCGGCGTTCTAACTGTTGAGTCTTGGATTAAGGAAGGCGACCAAGACAAATCTAAATTATACGGTTACGATTTACCGAACGGAACTTGGTTTGTAAAAATGAAAATAGAAAATGACGAGCTTTGGAATAAGATCAAAGAAGGTGAATTAAAAGGGTTATCAATTGAAGGCTACTTTACGGACAAGATGGAGCAAATGTCAGAAAAAGCACCAAGTAACGAGGAAATACTCTCAGCACTAAATGAAATAATTAAGCAAAATCAAACAAAGTAATAGTTTATCTATTATATATTACTAACACAACTTAAACTAAAAAGAAATCATGGACATTAAAGAACAAATCTTAGTAGCACTAGGTCTTAACAAAGAAGATACTATTAAATTAGAATGGCAGTCTAAATCTGAAGACGGAACAATTTTTGTTTCAACTGCTGAAGAATTAGAAGCAGGAGTAGATATATCTGTATTGACAGAAGATGGAACTACTATTTTATTACCAGTTGGAACTTACAAGACTGAAGATGGCGTATCGTTCAGAGTTGAAGAAGAAGGAATAGTTGCTGAGGTTATGGAGTCTGAAACTGAAGAAGTGGTAGAAGAAGAAATGACTGAGGAATTAGCAGAAGAAGAAGAAGACAAAAAAGGTTATGCTGATGTTGCAGACTGGGAAGGTATGGAAAAAAGAATACAAAACCTAGAAGATGCTGTAGCTAAACTTAAAGAAGAAAAAGTTGGAGGTGATGACGAAGTTGAGGAAATGTCTGAAGAAACAGAAGAACCTTCTACAAATCCTAAGTCTATAAAAACTACAGAAGTAGTTGAATTTTCAATAGAAGATTTAAAAGCTGAAAATGAAAGACTTAAGACTGAGTTGGCAGCACAGCCTTCATCGGCACCTTTAGATACAAACAAATTTAGCTCAGATAGAAAACCAATGGCTAGAAAAGACTATAACAAACTATCTAGAAGAGAAAAATTCTTACACGATTTAAATAAATAATATTAATAAATAAAAAACAAAAACATGGCTTTTACAACAACAAGCAACTTTGCAGGGAAGGCAGCAGGATTCTACATTTCAGCGGCTTTAAACCAAGCAAACTCACTAGACTACTTAACTATGATTGAAAACATCAAGTTTAAGTCTAACATTCAAAAAATGGCAGGTTCAGGATTAGTAAAAAACGCTTCATGCGACTTTAACGGTGCAGGAACTCTTGCACTTACTGAAAAAGTATTAGAACCTAAAAATTTACAAATTAACCTTGATCTTTGCAAGGCTACTTTACTTGACTCATGGGAAGCGTTACAAATGAGAGCAGGAGCAGGAGCTCCACCACCTGCAAGTTTCGATGACTATGTAATTTCTTATATGGGCGAAATTATTGCAAATGGAGTTGAAGATTCAATATGGTCAGGAACAGGAGCAACAGTAGGAGAATTTGAAGGCTTTTTAACAGCTACTACAGGAGCTTTTGCAGTAGATGGTACAGTAAACACTTCGTCTGCTTCAGCAGCTTACACAGCGGCTAACATTATTGCTAACTTACAAACTTTAACAGCTGACATGGCGAATGATATTTCTGCAGTATTGAGAAAAGAAGACTTACATATCTATATGAATCCTAAAACTTACGCTTTCTATATTTCAGCAGTATCTACTTTAGGATATGTTAACGCTTACAATATGAATGGAGACTATGTTCCTGTTTTTGAAGGGTACAAAATCGCTGTTTGTAACGGTATGCCTGACAATCAATTAGTAGCTGCAGAGAAGTCTAACTTATTCTTTGGTACTGATCTTTTAGGAGACCAAACTAGAATAGCTTTAATGGACATGGCTGCGTTAGACGGTTCTGACAACATGAGGTTAGTTGCTCGTTACTCAGGAGGTGTTCAGTTAGGTATCGGAGCTGATATAGTTCACCAATCATAATAAATAAATAATACGGATGGAGGGGGTAAAACCCTTCCACCCTTAACCTAAAAAAATAAAATAAAATGGCTTGTACAGCACTAACAAAAGGTAGGGGGCTCGACTGTAATAGAATTTCAGGAGGGGTAAAAAAAATATTCTTTTCTGTATTTGATGAAAATGTTTCGTATACTTATGACGCAACACACCCTTTAGAAATTGACGCAATAGATTGGAACGCTACTACTATATATGAGTATGTTATGCCTTTAGGTGTGGCTTCAATTACTGATACAATTACAGGTAGTAGAGAAAACGGAACTATTTTTTACACTCCAACTGTAAATATTATGCTAAATAAACTTACTAAAGAAGATCAAAACGAAATTAAACTGTTAGGAAAATCTAAAGTGAGAATTTTTGCAGAATTGAACCAACAACTAACTAACGGACATAATGTATTTATTGCATTAGGAATGTCTAACGGAATGGAACTTAACGCAGGTACTATGGATTCAGGAGCTGCATTTGGAGATAGAAACGGATATACTCTTACATTTGATGGTTTAGAGCCAATTCCTTTTGCTTTCTTAGAGGATTACACAACAACTCCATGGGACCAAAGTGGATTTGTTAATGAGGCAGGAACTTTTCCTACAACATCTTAATTAGTTTTCTTATATATTCTTGATTGAGGGGTGCTAAGGCACTCCTTTTTCTTTTTAAAGCAAATAAATTCAAAGTTTTTCTATTATATAACAGACAAACTAACTATGATACAAGCAACAACAGAAACAGAAATAAAAATAAATGTTCAAACTGAGGACAATCGTATTAATACTTCTGTTGCTTCTACTCAAATAAGACACTTAGTTAAATTCACAAACGACTTAGATAAGTCTGTTTATTATGCTTACGGTAATACTGAGCTTATTTTAAACAGATATACTAATATTAATATATCTTACGGAACTACTCCTAATATTTATACAGGAGTAGTAAAGCTGTTTCCTGCAGGATATTATAAGTACGAAATTTACGAAGTTAGTTGGATTGGAACAGTAACGGTTTCATCAGGTAATGCACCTGCAAATGAGAATGATGTTTTAAGTCCTGCTGCAGACACTAAAGGAATAGTACAGGGATTAGTTACTAAAGGTAAAATGAACTTATCAGAAAAAGACGGAACGCAGCAAGTACAATACACTCAGAGAGAAGCACCAACAGAAACAAACTATATATATTACGGACAATAAAATAAAATATGGAAAACATACTTAGTATAAACTTAGAAACACAAACTGCACCTGTAATACAGGAAGTAAGAGGTCGTGATTACATAGAATACGGAACAGAAGATTGGAGAAACTTATATCCGCAATTTTTGATTGACTTATATTACAATTCTAGTACACACGCTGCAATTATAAACCAAACAGCTGAAATAATAGCAGGTGAAGACTTAGTAGCTGAAGAAGAAGACGCTATAAATTTAGAAACTTATGTTAAATTAAAGAAGTTTTTAAGACACGCAAATTCAAATGAAAGTTTACACCAAGTAATTAAGAAAGTTGCTTTTGACTTTAAGCTTCAAGGAGCTTATGCTTTGCATATTGTTTGGAATAGAGAACGAACAGAAATAGTTGAGCTTTACCACGTGCCTGTAGAACGAGTAAGGGCAGGACGACCAAATGAGCTAGGAAAGATCGATACTTACTTTATTAGTGCTGATTGGTCAAACACTAGAACAAACAAGCCTTATCCTGTACCTGCTTTTAATGTTAACGATAGGACTTCAGGAAGTCAATTACTTTATACAGGTGCTTACAGTCCTAATATGGACGTTTATCATACTCCTGATTACATAGCAGGTTGTAATTGGGCTTTAGTAGATCAAAAGGTTGCAGAGTTTCACCTTAACAACATAGAAAATGGATTTAGTGGGAGCTATTTTGTTTCTTTTGCTAATGGTATTCCTACGCAAGAAGAAAGAAGACAAATAGAACAAAGTTTAGTTGAGAAATTTACAGGTGCTAGTAACTCAGGAAAGTTTATTTTAACTTTCTCAGATGATAAGACTAGAACGCCTGAAATAACACCTATAAGCGTTTCTGATGCAGACAAGCAATACCTAGCTTTACAAGAGCTTTTAGTTTCTAATATTTGTGCGGCTCACAGAATTACATCTAAAACTTTAATGGGAATTGATACAAATAACGGTTTTTCTAGTAATGCAGACGAACTTATTAATGCAGCTAATTTCTACCAAAATACAGTTGTAAGAGGATTCCAACTAAACATCTTAAACACTTTACAAACTATATTCTCAGTAAACAATATAGA